GAGCTAGTGAGAACCGGCCACGTTACGGGCATGAGCTTCGGATTTCGGGTCATACAGGATAAGGTTTCGGTTAGAAACGGCAAGGAGCATCGTACTCTAACCGACGTGGATCTCTATGAAATTTCAGTAGTTACCTTTCCGGCTTATCAAGAAACCTCCGCCGAGGCTCGTACTTTGCTGCCGGGGCTCTCTAAGCGCTACTTCAGTCCGCTAGAAGTTTTCTCGGAAATTGAAAACAGGAATCAGGAACTTTTTAACAACAGCCGGAAGAATCGTCTTGCGTGGATGACTAAAAGACTTTAGCATCTGGGAATTGGCTCACCAATCTTGCGGCCTGCTCCGTTGAGTAGGCTTCGGTTGGTAGAACTGTCACGAAACCGATCATCCTTTGATCCTCGGTTCTTGTGCTGATACGTGCCTATTAAGCGTATTGTGTGCGAGAGTTGCGGAGAAAATCCCAAATTAAACACGCATTTTGAAAAAAAATTGTTGGAGTACTACCCATGCCTAAAAAAGTAACGGAATTAAAAGCTAAGCAAGAAGAGGTCTTGAAAGAGCTTCGAGCGCTAGACAAGCTTGCTACTGATGAAAAGCGTCAGCTTAGCGATGACGAAAGTAAAAAGTTTGATGACGGTGAGCAAGAGTTCGAAACAATTCAGCGCAACATTGATCGCGAACTGAGAATGGAAGCGAAGGAAAGAAACCTGAGCGCCGGGTTTGAAAAAACTCCTCCACATCTTGAAACCGCAGCTTCAGGCGATGGCGAAGAGGAGAGAGGCTCCAAATCAAAATCAAAAGAAAAAGCTGGATCAAAAGGAATGCCCTTCCGTTCACTCGGCGAGCAGCTGCAAGCTGTGATCGGCGCAGGACAAAACCGGCATTCACCTGTCGACACTAGACTCCTAGAGGTTCGCTCTCCAACTGGAATGAGTGAAAGCGTCCCTGCAGATGGAGGCTTTTTAGTTCAGCAGGATTTCATGGCTGAGCTAAGCTCTGGCGCTTTTGAAACCGGAATCTTGTCTCAGAGATGCAGACGGCTTCCAATTGGTAGCGGCAAGAACGGCATTAAGATTGCGATGATCGACGAAACTTCTAGGCTTAACGGCTCCAGAAACGGAGGCATTCAAGCTTACTGGGTCGGCGAAGCTGAGCAGAAGCCTCAGTCTTATCCTCGTTTAAGAATCATGGAGCTGACTCTTAAGAAGCTGGTCGGGCTAATTCCAATCACAGACGAGCTTTTGCAAGATGCGACGGCGTTAGATGCTTGGGTTAGAATGTTGTTTAGTGATGAGTTTGGTTTTCAGTTAGATGAAGCAATCGTCAACGGTTCCGGGGTTGGGCAACCTCTCGGAATCCTAAACTCTCCGGCAGTAGTTGAGCAAGCAGACGAAGCAACTCAAGCAGCGTCAGAGCTGTTGTGGATTAACATCGTCAAGATGTACTCACGACTAGCGCCGAGCTCGATGTCATCCGCTGCCTGGTTCTACAACTCGGAAATTTTTCCAGCTCTAGCTACTATGCAGTTTGATGCTAGTGCGACAGCCGGAAACGTTCCGCTTTTTGTTCCAGCAGGCGGAGCTTCAGGCTCACCTCTGAACACCTTGCTAGGGCTACCATTGATCCCAATCGAGCAAGCCGCAGCGTTAGGAACTCCTGGCGATTTGATCTTGGCCGACTTCAATCAGTATATGCTAATTGAAAAAGGCGGAATCGAAACGGCTATGAGCATTCACGTACGATTTGAGTACGATGAGTCAATGTTGCGTTTCGTTATGCGAGCAGACGGTCAGCCGATGTGGAGAGCTCCGATGACTCCTTATAAGGGCTCTTTAACTAAGTCGCCTTTTGTAACATTGGCACTTAGGAACGGATCGTAAGCTGGTAACGTGTTGAGCAAAAAATAAGAATTGGAGAATTAAAAATGATACAAACTGAAAATGTATTTAAATACGCAGTTTCGCCCGTTGCAGATGCCTTTGCTGGAACTGTTGCAGGTGGTTGCGTCAATATGAAAAACTTCCAGAACTTCAACGCCTTGATTCTGAAAGGTGTTGGAACTACTGGAACGGCGACGATAACAGTAGTGAAAGCGACGAACGCAGCTGGGGCTAACCCGGAAGCGATTCCTTTTCACTACCGAGTCACAAATGCGGCAGGAGTTGCAGGCGCTTGGACGAAAGCGACAACTGCCGGATTCGTCACAACGGCAGGATCGGGCGACATTTATGAAGTTGCCGTATCTCAACAGACAGACTACTTAGCAAACGGCGACAAGCCTTTTGTTGGCGTTCGATCTGTTGAAGGTGTTGATAGCCCGGTGCTCGGCGCAATCCTGAACATGGTTTCAGGTGGTCGTTATGGTTCTAGTGGTTCCGTAGTATAAGTTATAGTTACTCTCCTTGGGGCGCGTCTGTGTTCTCCCTTTTGCAGACGCGCCTTTTTTTCTTTGTTGCAGGTATGATGGAAGAGAAAGAATCAAAAGCAGAAAAAACTGAAAACGATTCAGACGTTGAAAGAGCTGCGGCGGAGACGGGAAAGAAGAAAAAAAAGCGCGGATGGTTTCCGTTTCTCGGATATAGTAGAGCGGTTAGGGGGCCGACGGAAACTCGATGACTCATAACGCACCTTTTTTTTATTTCGTAAAAACTCCACCTACGGGTCTCGCTCTAACCTTGGCTGAGGCTAAGATGCATTTGCGCGTCGACGATGACACTCCAGGGGTTAAGGCGGCGGTAAGTTTTGGATCTAGCAACTCTCAGATCATAGTTTCAGCTAGGTACGACGGATCAGCTCAGAACGCTTGGAGCGTCATCATTATAGAAGCCGGAAACAACACGGCGCTAAGCGTTTCAAGAGTTGCTAATCAATTTGTAATTACTTTAGCGACTAACTCAGGCGGAATCTCCACGAGTACGGTTAACGATGTTATCGCTGAAATGTACCAGGACGGCTTAATTGTTGGCAGTGTTACAGTCTCGCCGGGACTTGGGACGGGGACAGGAGTTCTTCAGCCTGCGGCGGCGGCGAATTTTTCCGGGGGTGTTGATGGGACATCGCACGAGGATGACCTTATCACGAGCTTAATTATTGCGGCGCAGACTGATGCAGAAAATTTCTTAAGAAAAAAACTCCTCACTCAGACGCTAGTCCAAAAGAGACAGGGGTTCCTAAGCGGAAGGGGCGGAATAGAACTCGATTATGGGCCTGTGCAGTCGATTACCTCTCTGAAGTATTACGATGAAAACGATCAGCTTCAAACCTTGACCACTCCCTACACGCTTTTCTCTTTAGAAAAAGATCGCGTCCCTGCCATTTTAGAGCTAGGCACTAATCAAAACTGGCCCGGTACGATTGCAGACAAATCTTATCCGGTAGAGATCGAGTACGTGTCAGGCTATGGAAGCGTCATCCCGACTCCGATACTAGTAGCGATGAAGCTGACGATTGGCAGTTGGTACTCAAACCGGGAAGAGGTCATCATTTCTCCGGGAGCTACTCAAGTGATTTTATCTCACGGAGTCCAAAATTTACTTTGGCCTTACAGGGATTACAGATTTTAGAGGAGTTGTTCTTGTGGCTTTTGGATTACCGCAACAAAACGCAGGCAAGTTAGATCGCAGGGTTAAGCTTTTCCGCGCGAGCGTAGTCATAAACGATCTTTATGAGCCGGAAGAAAAGCTAAGCCACTATGCAACCGTGTGGGCTCACGTAAAGCATGAGACTGTAAAGGAAGTTGACGAAGCTTTTTCAGCGAGAGCGGTAAAGTTTACTAACTTGACGATTCGTTGGAGAACCGATCTTGATGAAAAAGATTGGGTCGAGCACGACAACGATATGTATAAGGTTACCGGGATCATTGAGCTTGGAAGACGTGAGATGGCTAGGCTTCATCTGGAATACGTCGAAGGCAACGCATATGAGATTATATGACTGCTGAGTTTAAAATCAAAGGGCTCGACAAGTTTGCTAACGGCATGAGGTCTTTGCCTGAGAAAGGAGCAAAGCAAATGCTCGGCAACGCCATGAGAAAAGCCGGGAAGATATTCGAGGAGCGAGCTAAGCAGCTAGTCCCGAAGAGAACGGGACTTCTAAAACAACAACTTTACGCAAAGAATCGGCCATGGAGTAAGTTAGGATTTGGCCCTTTGGATTATGCAGTCACTATTGCGAACTGGTTGGACGGGGGCGGTAAGAACGCTTTTTACGGGCATCTTGTAGAGTATGGAGGTCGGTATGTTATCAAGGCCAAGAGAGGCCACACGATGGCAGGCAAGGCAGGAAAGAAGAAAGCAACTTTTGTTATTAGAGCCGGGAAGATTAAGCCGCGTCCGTACATGAGGCCAGCCTTTGATCAGACTAAAGATGTTATGATGATGACGATCGTAACTCAGCTAGAAGCTTCCATCAAAAGAGCTTGGAAAAAAATAGGGCCGAGGGCTTGATATGCCAGAAGTAGAAAGAGCTATCATTTCAAAACTTTTAGGAGACTCCTCGATAACAAATCTAGTTCAGAATAGAATTTATTTTAGTGAAGCTCCGCAGGGAGTTCTGAACGCTTACGCAGTCATTAATCGGATAAGCTCCCCAAGAGTTCACAGCTTGACCGGCCCTAGTGGGCTTGTAAAAGCACGTATCCAGATAGACATCTACGCTTATTCAGCGATGACTGCTAGAACAATCGGAAGGGCGATTGAGGCTATACTAGACGGACTTCGGGAAATTGTTATAACCGTGAACATTCAAGCTATATTGTTATTAGATGAGTTTGACGGTTATGAAGAAGGCCCGGAGTTAAAAAGATTAATACAAGATTACCGCGTCTGGTATCAGGCGTAGTTTTTAAAAACAAACAGGAGATACACACATGTCAGCAACACAAGGATCAAGTGGATTCGGAACTCTGTTACAACGTGGAGATGGCGGCATTGGTGCCGGTGTCAAAGCTAGTGTAACAAACGGAGCCTCAAACTCGCAGCTCATCGTAGGATGGAACACGGCTGGAACAGTTGGAAACGGAAAAACGGTTGTCATCGTTGAAGCCGGAACCTCAACTGCACTCTCTGTTGTAGTCACCACGTCGGCGGTAACGATAAACCTAGAGACAGACGGCGCAGGGGATTCTGCATCGACCGTGAACGATGTCGTCGCAGCTCTCTATAGCAACTCTGTTTTTCAGGGCTCTTGGTTTGCTACCGATGGCGCTGGAGATGGTACGGGCGTACTAGCTGCGGCGGCTTCGGCTCCGTTAGCTTCAGGCTCGGCAGGCACGGAAATATTCACGACGATTGCAGAGATCACGAACATTTCAGGGCCAGAAGAGTCCTTAGAGTTGATCGACGCAACTCACATGGAATCACCGAACGCGTTCAGAGAATACATCCCAAGCCTTTTAGACGGAGGAGAGCTTCAGCTGGATCTGAACTT